TAGGGGGCGGTACAGCAGCAGGAGCAAAACTTGCGATTCCTCCACTTATTGCTAAATACAACGATGAAATTAGAAAACTTAAATTTAATTACGGTAGAGAAATGCGTAATGCAGACGGTGGCGACGGACAGTTTGCTATCGATGCTGCAAATAAAATAAACCGTAAAATTAAAACGTTAACTAATAAACGCGATAAAGCTATTGGTAATATAAAAGATCCAGGAGAACGAAAAGCTGCAGAACTTAGTTTAATAGATATTTTTCATGGGAGTCCTAAAACAGGTATTGAAACTTTAATGCTTCCTAAAGAATTAAATAAACTTAGAACAGGAGAACGTTTTCCTTCTTCTGGGGGTGTATACACAGTTGGTAATATAGCCGATCCCCGACTTAAATCATTTTCTGAAAAAGGTTCGGCTTATAGAATTAATCCCGATTTCAATAAAACACTAGATATAGAAAATATGCCTTCTGACGTTAGAGGTTCATTAGATGATATGTTAAATTATATATCTAGACCAAGTAGAGACACGGGCAAAAACAATATGCCGCTTAGAAGAATGCAATATCAATTAGATACGATGTTAGAGGGGGGCTTAGGAAGCGTAAATAAAACTCCTGCACAATTTTCTGAAGATATAGCGAATCAATTAACTAAAATGGATTATGATTCAATCGTTTTCCCACCTAGAAATTTTAAAGGAGAAGGTGAAACAATTCTTTCGTTAAACCCGAGTAATTTAAACATAGCTGAAGAAATACCTTTTGATCAACTTGATGATTTTATACGAGCGTATATAAACCCTAAATGACTTCTAACGCAGTTAAGTTAGCAGCCTTAAAAGAAATAGACGTTTCTCATTTAAGTAAGGCAGAAGCTAAAGAGTTTACGATTCTTTTAGAAGAATTAAGTAAACGTGAATTCCAAGAAAAATCAACAAGTACTTTTATGGAGTTTGTTAAATCTATTTGGAAAGAATTTATTAACGGAGACCATCACGTTAAGATGGCTAAGGCTTTCGATGATATCGCTACAGGCAAACTTAAACGTTTAATTATTAATATGCCCCCTCGTCATACTAAATCTGAGTTTGCATCACATTTGTTCCCCGCATACTTATTAGGTAAAAATCCTAAATTAAAAATTATAGAAGCAACCCATACCGCTGACCTTGCGGTTAACTTCGGACGTAAAGTTAGGGATTTAATTGACGGAGAAGAATACCATGAATTATTCCCTGAAACAGAACTAAAAGCAGATAGTCGTTCTGCAGGTAAATGGTTAACGAATAAAGGCGGTGAATATTACGCAGCAGGTATTGGTGGTGCGTTAGCAGGAAGGGGTGCGGATTTATTTATTATTGACGATCCACATTCGGAACAAGACGCTATGTCTGATAAAGCCATGGAAGAAGCTTACGAATGGTTTATGGCAGGTCCACGACAAAGGTTACAACCTGGAGGTGCAATCGTTATTGTAATGACCCGTTGGAATAAAAAAGATCTTACAGGACGATTAATTAAGAAAATGGCACAAGATCCTGGAGCAGACCAATGGGAACTAATTGAGTTCCCTGCTATTTTACCAAGCGGTAAACCGTTATGGGATAATTTTTGGAAATTAGAAGAACTCGAAAGTATAAAAGCATCGGTTAGTCCAGGAAAATGGGCGGCTCAATATATGCAACGACCTACGGGTGAGGGTATTTCGATTATACCTAAAGACTGGTTTATGATCTGGGACGAAGAAAAGCCACCTAAATGCGATTACTTAATTCAAAGTTTTGATACAGCGTTTCTAAAAAGCGAAAGAGCTGACTATACTGCTATTACTACTTGGGGTGTGTTTTACCCTGAAGGTAAAATAGGGGAAGAACATTACCACGGCAACGAAGCTCATCTAATATTAATAGATTGCGTTAAAGAACGTTTTGATTTCCCTGAACTAAAAGCCGAAGCTTTACGTTTGTATGAATATTGGCAACCTGATACGATGATTATTGAAGCAAAAGCCAGTGGATTACCTTTAGTACAAGAATTACGTAGAGTTGGTATACCTGTAAATACTTTTTCTCCTGGAAAAGGACAAGATAAAATTGCTAGGCTAAATTCTGTTTCACCTATTTTCCAAGACGGGCGTGTTTGGGTTCCTGATAATCGTTGGGGAGAAGAACTCATGGATGAAGTTTCTGATTTCCCTAACGGAGAAAACGATGACTTAGTTGATGCGACTACTTTAGCGTTAGCTAGGTTCAGAGAAGGTGGGTTTTTAACACTTTCGAGTGATTATTTTGAAGAGGAAGAACACTATCAAGGTGAAAGGGTTTATTATTGAGGAAAATCATACTATGATGTATTACCATGGCTATTGAAAAACAACCAATTCCTATGCGTTCTAGTTCTGAAGACCCAATCGAACTAGAATTAGTACAGCAACCCGAAGAAGAAACTGAGCTTTTCGTTCAGCCTGACGGTTCTATTGTACGTGGCAGCGATATGGAAGAAGAAACACCTTCTAAGTTTGGCGAAAACTTAGCAGAAGTTTTAGACGACCGTGAATTAAACACGATAGCCGCAGAATTAACTTCATCTTACGAAGAAGATTTAGATTCTAGAGATGATTGGTTTCAAACATACAGCGAAGGTTTAGAATTATTAGGTATAAACTCAGATTCTCGATCACAACCTTTCGCTGGAGCTTCAGGAGTACACCATCCGATCCTTGCTGAAGCGGTAACACAGTTCCAAGCCCAAGCTTATAAAGAAATGTTACCCGCAGGTGGACCTGTAGATACAGAAGTTTTAGGAATTACCGATAATGCTAAGATGGAAAAGGCAAATCGTGTAAAAAACTTCATGAATTACCAAATTACGTACAAAATGGAAGAATATGACCCAGAAATGGATCAATTACTCTTTTATTTGCCGCTTTCAGGCTCCGCTTTCAAAAAAGTTTACTACGATCCTGCATTAGGACGTGCTGTTGCACGTTTTGTTAAGTCAGAACACCTTGTTGTTCCGTATTACGCAGTAGATTTACTTACAGCACCAAGAATTACCCACGTAATTCATATGAACGAGAACGAATTACGTAAATTACAGCTTTCAGGCTTTTATAAAGACACCGATATGATGTCGCCTACCAGTAATCCTGATTTAACCGAAGTAGATGATAAAATTGACGAACTTCAAGGGTTAACTAGAACAATAAGCGACGAAGAATTTACTTTATTAGAAATGCATGTCAATTTAGACCTTGAAGGGTTCGAAGACGTAGACGCTAACGGTGAAGAAACAGGATTAGCTCTGCCATACATCGTAACTATTTGTAAAGATAACAATAAAATTTTAGCTATTAGACCTAACTACAGTGAAAACGATCCAATGCGTAAAAAGACCGAATATTTTACTCATTATAAGTTTCTTCCAGGATTAGGTTTCTATGGTTTCGGTTTAATTCACATGATGGGCGGATTAACTAAATCAGTTACCTCTATTTTACGTCAGTTGATTGATGCAGGGACACTTTCTAACTTACCTGCTGGTTTTAAATCAAGAGGATTAAATATTCAACGTCATGATGACCCGTTACAACCTGGAGAGTGGCGTGATGTCGATGCTCCTGGAGGAAGACTTCAAGATGCATTTTTACCTTTACCCTATAAAGAACCAAGCGGTACTTTAGCTACTTTATTGGGTTCTTTAGTAGATTCTGGTAAAAGATTTGCAGCAACGGTAGAAGATCCGACAGGTGATGGTAATTCTGAAGCTCCTGTAGGCACAACCGTAGCATTAATGGAAAAAGGACAAAGAGTTATGTCCGCAATTCATAAAAGATTACATTACGCACAAAGATGTGAGTTTAAAATCTTAAAAAGAGTATTTGGCGAGTTTTTACCGCCTGAATACCCTTATCAAGTACAAGGTGCTTCTGAAAACGTTTTTAAAGAAGATTTTGATAGTTCTGTAGACGTTATACCCGTTTCTGACCCAAATATCTTTAGTATGACGCAAAGAATTACTTTAGCTCAAACACAACTACAAATGGCACAAGCAGCACCGCAATTACACGATTTACGTGAGTCTTATCGTAAAATGTATTTAGCTTTAAATATAAAAGATATTGATGCCCTACTTCCACCTGAACAAGAAGTACCTCCGCGTGATCCTATTAGTGAACAACAAATGGTATTAACGGGTAATCCGATTAAAGGGTATGAGTTTCAAAACCATGAAGCCTATATAGCCGCACATAGTGCGTTTTTACAAAATCCGATGGTACAACAAAATCCAGTAGCTACTCAAGCGATTGGTGCAAATATTCAAGAACATCAAGCGATGTTGTATAAACTACAAATAGAACAAGCAATGGGTCAACCGTTACCAGAAATACAAGACGGACAAATGCCTCCTGAAATGATGAACGAGATTGCATTAATGGCACAAGCTGCAACGCAACAAGTTACAGGTCAAGCACAAGCGATGGCAGCAGCAATGCAAACACCAGATCCACAAAGACAGATGTTCGAACAACAACTACAACTTGAAAGAGAACAGTTGATGCAAAAAGAAGGCGACGATCAAAGAGATTCACAACTAGCCGCAATGAAAGCTGAACTAGACGCACAAATTAAACGCGAGAAAATAGAAGCTGATTTAAGAGTACAAGATACTAAAGCTGCTATAGACTTACAAGAACTTGAGCTGAAAGCAAAAGCTGATGCTGATAAGAACTACACCGAACTAGTAAAAACAGTTAGGGAAAGTAGAAAACAAAACGGAGAAAAATAATGCGAGATTATTACGATAACGATAAATATCCTTCACCATCACCAAAGAAAACAAAGGCGTCTCCTAGTTTTCCTAGTGTAGAGGATACAACAAAAACACAATCTGTTCAAGCAGGTGAATGCTTAGACAAACCTGAAGAAGCTAAAGTAAAAGCGGCTTATGGACAGACAAAAGGACTTCTTTGGTATCGTTCTATTAAATAATTAATGGACTATATCTTAGCAACGGAGCATTTGCTCCGTAAATACCGTGAGAGAAAAGAAGCTCTCATGCAAACATTGGCTTCTGGAAGTGTTGAGAATTTTGAACAATACCAAAGGATAGTCGGTGAAATAGCAGGTTTGAGTTTTTCTGAACAGGAAATTCAAACCCTACATTCTAATATGGAGGATGCAAATGACTAATAATGTCGAAACAACAACTGTTCCAGATAGAGTCGATAATTTTGGTAGTAATGGGGTTAAAGCAGAAGAAGCAATAGAACCAACAATTACTCCTGAAAATATTGCCTCTCATGCAAGTTCGTTACCACGTCCTACGGGGTATCGAATTTTAATATTACCTTTTACACAATCTTCAGTAACAAAAGGTGGAATTCATTTAGCAAAACAAACCGTTGATAAGGAAAGGTTAGCAACTGTTGTTGGTTATGTAGTAGCTACAGGACCTGATGCTTATAGTGACCCACATAAGTTTCCTGAAGGAGCTTGGTGTAAAGAAGGTGATTGGGTTATTTTCGGTAGATATGCTGGAGCTCGTTTTCAAATAGAAGGTGGCGATATGCGTCTTTTAAATGATGACGAAATCTTAGCTTGTATCGATGACCCAGAAGCAATTTTATCATAACAAACTTGAGGAGGACTCATGCAAAATAACGAAGCCGAAAAAATAGAATTAGAACTACCCGAAGGGGAAGTTGATATACGGGAAGCCGATGTAGACGATTCAATTAAAACTGAAGTAGTCGAAGAAGCTCCTGTAGAAGAAGTAAAAGATGAATTAGATACGATTTCTGATTCAGTGCAAAAGCGTATTGATAAGTTAACTTATAAGATGCGAGAAGCAGAAAGACAGCGAGATGAAGCTGTAAATTATGCTCAAAGCGTTAATCAAACAGCGACTAGTTTAAAAGAAAAGTTAAAGAATTCCGATTCTTCCCTTTTCAAAGAGTACGATAACAGGGTACAATCTGAAATTGATGGAGCAAAGAGACTTTTAAAAGATGCACAAGACGCAGGAGATAGTGAAGCAGTTGTGGAAGCAACTACAGTTCTTTCTCGTGCTACCGCTGAAGCAGAAAATCTTAGAAGGTTACAAGCTCAACAACAAGTTCGGGCAAAAGCTCAGCCACAGGAAGTACCTGTTGAGCCCTATCAACCGACTTTACAGCCACAACAAGCTGCAGGACCAGATCCTAAAGCTGAAAAATGGGCTGAAAAGAATACATGGTTTGGAGATGACCAAGCAATGACATTTGCAGCATTTGGAATACATAAAGAATTAGTAGAAGAAGGGGTAGACCCAACTTCAGATAATTACTATGTCCAAGTTGACAATCGTATGGCTGAAAATTTCCCACACAAGTTTTCTAACGAGCAATCTGCCCCCGTGCAACAGGTCGCTGCTTCTAGCCGAGGGGCTAGTGGTAAAAAAACATCACGCAAAATAAGGTTATCACCAAGTCAAGTAGCAATAGCTAAAAGACTGAATGTGCCGCTAGAAGAGTATGCTAAGCATATTGAAGGAGTATAAAATGACAGAAGAAAATAAAACAGAAGTCACCACTGATCGTAACTCACGATCTGCAGAGACACGAGCCTCTCAAACTCGCAGAACCCCTTGGGCTCCCCCGTCTATGTTAGACGCACCCGAAGCTCCTCCTGGATATCAATTTAGGTGGATTCGTGAAGCTACTCGAGGAATCGATGATAAATCTAATATGTCTAAACGTATTAGAGAAGGATATGAACCTGTGAGAGCAGAAGATTATCCTGATTTCGAAGCCCCAACTATTGATAGTGGTAGCAACACTGGAGTAATCGGAGTCGGAGGATTAATTCTTGCTAAAGTTCCAGTTGAAACTGCAGCAGAGCGTAATGCTTATTTTAAAGATCAAGCAGATACAGCGATGCAAGGTGTTGATCAAAACTTTATGCGAGAAAGCGATGCTAGAATGCCTATTAAGGATAGTGATATCCAAAGGACTTCTAAAGTCGCCTTCGGTAGTAAGCCTACCGATGCAAAGTAATTAATAATAACAATGTATATAGACAAAGGAGAAAATAATGGCTAATACAGATAAACCAGATGGTTTTACCCCTGCGTATCATATGTATGGTGGTGTTATTCGTCCTGCAAAAATGAGAATCGCTAGTGGCTACGGAACTGCTATTTATAGTGGTGATGTCGTTACTCTTTCAAGCGGTTACGTTAATCAAGCAGGTGCGACTAGCACTCCTATAGGTGTGTTTTACGGGGTATACTATACCGCATCTGACGGAACTCCAACTTTTTCTAAAGTTTGGACTGCGTCAACTGCGACACAAGGGAGTGCCGATGCAGAAGCTCTCGTTTACAATGATCCCGCGATCGTTTACGAAGCTCAATTTACAGCTGGAACACCAGCAGTAAGCTTCATCGGCTCTAAATATACTCTTTCTACAACTGCTGGTTCTGCAACCAATGGCAGATCGAAGGAAGGGGTAACCGCGACAACATCAAGTGGTGTAGCGTTATGTGTGGGCTTCGCCTCGCAACCAAGCAACTCAATAGCTGCTTATGCGAGAGGACTCTTTACATTCCCTACTAACACATTTGCTGTCTAATTAAGGAGATAAATAATGGCGATTAACAGAGCACAGCTAGTCAAAGAACTAGTACCTGGACTCCATGCTCTCTTTGGATTAGAGTATGAAAGGTATAATAACGAACACGAAGACATCTTCGATACTGAGAACTCCGAAAGGGCTTTTGAGGAAGAAGTGATGTTAAGTGGATTTGGTGAGGCACCGACTAAAGGAGAAGGAGCAGCGGTCATTTATGATACAGCTCAAGAATCCTGGACATCTCGTTTCACGCATGAAACAATCGCACTAGCGTTTGCGTTAACAGAAGAAGCAATCGAAGATAATCTCTACGATACACTTTCTTCACGTTACACAAGAGCACTAGCACGTTCGATGCAACAAACCAAGCAAGTTAAAGCAGCTAATGTTTTAAACAATGGTTTTAGTTCATCGTATGTAGGCGGAGACGGTAAAGCTCTTATGACTACCGACCATCCGACTGTTGCGAACGTTGATTTAAGTAATGAGCTGTCTACAGCTGCTGACCTTAATGAAACTTCTCTAGAGCAATCATTGATTGATATCGCTGGATTTAAGGATGAAAGAAACCTTAAAGTGAATGCACAAGCAAGGAAATTAATTATTCCACCTGCTTTGCAATTCGTAGCGGATAGATTGATGGAAACTCCAGGAAGAGTTGGTACTTCAGATAACGATATTAATGCAATTAGAAATATGGGAATGGTCTCAGAAGGCTACGTTGTAAATCATTATCTAACAGATACTGACGCTTTCTTCATCAAAACTGATGTTCCTAACGGGTTAAAACACTTCGTTAGAACTCCTGTATCTACTAGTATGGAAGGCGACTTCGAAACTGGTAACGTAAGATACAAGGCGAGAGAACGTTACAGCTTTGGTTGGAGTGACTGGAGAGGTATCTTCGGTTCACCAGGAGCCTAATTCATTAACGTGAATTCATTAAAGGGGAACTTCGGTTCCCCTTTTCTTTTTGTAGGCATTCGTATACAATCAAAAGACTAGGATATATTAACCTGTTCTACAGACTGACCTAGCAGACAAGCCGAGACAGTAGAACTTATTTCCACGGAGGAAATTATGGCAAAATCAACCTTTTCGGGTCCTGTACAATCATTGGCAGGATTTATTTCAGCAGGTAACGCTAACGTCGTTAGCTTAACTGCCGATACTACTCTTACAGTAGCAGCACATGCAGGTAAAGTTCTTGTATGTAATGATGCTGATGGTAAATTTACACTACCTTCAATCGTATCAACTGCTCCAGGAAGTAATGACGACCCTAACCAATTAAATAACTTAGGTGCTACATTTACTTTTGTAGTAGTCACAGCAGCAACAGATATGGATATTTTAACTGACGGAACAGATAAGTTCGTTGGTGGGTTATATACAGGTGTTACTGATGCAACAGGTAAAACTTTTATTTCTGGTGCATCTAACGATGTTATCACTATGAATGGTTCTACTAAAGGTGGACTTGCAGGTAGTATCGTTAAAGTTACTGCTATGGCAAGTGCTAAATACGCAGTAGAGGGAATTATTTTAGGGTCAGGAACTTTAGTTACACCATTTGCTGACGCTTAATCTTAATATAGGAGATTAATATGAGTTCATCAGATGTAAAAGCGACCGTAGCTTTAGCTGCAACAGGACAATTACAAGGATTTATTGGTTCTGGTGCGGGTACTGCTACTAATTTAGGTCCAATAAGAATTCAGTCTGTTCAAGCACAAGCAAGTGCTGCAGATGGTTCTATAAAAATCTATGACGGAACGAGTGCAAGTGCAACTAAGTTACTTATTGAGTTTAAGTTCGGTTCAGCAGCAAATGAGTCTTTTGACCATTATTTGCCTAACGACGGAGTAAAATTTGATACAGGAGCTTATGTTGTGTTGGCTAACTGCGACTTTTTTGTAGCATACTACAACTAACATGGCAACCTCGGGAACTCGTGCATTTAGTTTAGATGTAGCGACCGCAATCGAAGAGGCGTACGAACTTGCAGGATTAGAAGCTCGTACGTCTTATGATGCTGTTACAGCACGTCGTTCTATGAATATAATGTTTGCCGATTGGTCAAACAGAGGTATTCAAATGTGGGAAGTAACCAAAGTAGAGTTAACTCTTACAGAAGGTACTAATGAATATACTTTAAACTCTTACGATATTGATGTTTTAGACGCTTACGTAGAAAGAACAGTAAGTGGTATTGTAACTGATTACCCTTTAGACAGAATAGATCGAAATGAGTACGTAGGTATACCAAATAAAGCAACTAAAGCACGTTCTACAGAATTTTGGTTAGAACGTAAAAAGTCTCCCGTTATTCATCTTTATCCAACGCCCGAGAACTCAACGGACAAACTCATTTACTATGTTTGGCGTACGATAGAAGATGCTGCGGCTTCTCTTAATGATGTAGACATACCTACAAGGTTTATGCCTTGTTTAGTATCTGGGTTAGCTTATTATCTTTGTATAAAGAAAAACGTTCAGAAACTTCCTGTTATACAAGATTTATATGAAAGAGATTTAGCTAACGCTTTACGTTATGATGAAGATCGTTCTAATATCAGACTAGTCCCTAAACAAGAGTATATCTAATGGCTTACGCTTCAGGAAAATATGCTTATTTTATCTGCGATACTTGCGGATTTAGATACCCATATAAAGAAGCACGAGGAACTTGGGAAAACAATAGAGTTTGTCATGAGTGTTATGAACCTAAACATCCACAACTAGACCCACCAAGTATAGGAGCAGATGCAGAACTTCTTTGGAGACCTAGACCCGATGTTCCTTTACCTCAAGCAGGTTTAGGAGTTGTTACGACAATAGACCCATCAACAGCAGTTATAGCCAGTACAACAAGCCCGAGCGGAACTCGAACAATGACATTTACAGATGATCCAATAGGTAGTAAGTTTGAAGGAGAAGTGGGGACAGGTTCAGTGGGTGATGTAGAGGTAACAACATAATGGCAAATGGGTTTACATACAGTGGTTTAGAAACAGCAATTCAAAATTATTTAGATAATACTGAAGCTACGTTTGTTAGTACCTTAGATACTTTTATTCAAACGACAGAAGAAAGAATTTTAAAAGCAGTTCAACTTCCTGTGTTTCGTAAAAACTCAACAGGAACAGCAACAGGCAGTAATACTTATTTAGCGATGCCTTCTGATTTTTTATCTCCGTTTAGTTTAGCTCTTATTGATGGTTCAGGAGCGTATAGCTATTTATTGTTAAAACACGTTTCCTGGATTCGAGACTACACTCCAACACCAACAACAGAAGGAGACCCTTTATATTACAGTCAGTTCGATGAAAACACCTTTATTCTAGCTCCTACCCCATCAACTAATTTTACTTTTGAATTACATTATTATTACAGACCTGAGTCTTTAACTCAATTAAGTGCCGATGGCAAAAGTTGGCTTTCTGAAAATGCTCCGAATGCAATGCTTTATGGTTCTTTAGTTGAAGGTGCTGTATTTATGAAAGAAGCCCCCGATACTATTATGTTGTACGAACAAAAATTCCAAGAAGCTCTTGCGATGTTAAAAGTTTTAGGAGAATATAAAGACGTTAGAGATGAAGCAAGACACGATCAAATTAAAATACAAATGCCCCAATGAAAGAACTAGAAGGTAAAAACATAGCCATCGTTGCGATGGGTCAAAGCCAAATAGATTTTCATTTATCTCAAACACACAGCGTAGAGTTTGATGAAATATGGGCAGTAAATGCCATGATCGGTGTTTTACCTAACATTGATAGAGCTTTTATCTTAGACCCCATGAGCCGATTCTTAGATACAGAAGATGCGGGCACCATGACCCCAATGATGAGAAAGAAATTACCTAAATGTAATTTTCCTATATACACCTGTGAGTTAGACGAAAGAGTTCCTGCCGCAATAGAGTACCCCATAGAATTAGTTATTCATGATTTAGGTTGTTCTTATTTTAATAATACAATCCCTTATGCCATAGCTTTTGCTTTATGGAGCAAGGTTGGTCAACTTTCTTTGTTCGGAATTGATTTTACCTATAAAAGTAATATGCATTTTGCAGAAGCAGGACGTTCTTGTACTGAGTTTTGGTTATCTAAATGTATTGATGCAGGAATAAAAATCGAAGTAGCCCCTAGATCATCGTTGCTTGATATGGATATACCCTTACAAGAAAAACTATATGGGTATCATCGTTTAGCAGACCCTAAAATATCTTATCAAAATGGTCCAACCATGAGCGTTTGTAAACTTTCTGAAATTGAAATGGATGCTCCAATTAAACCAGTAGGCATAATCAATAGAAATGATTTAAACTTAACTCCTGTAGAACCAAAGGAGTATTGATATGTTTTCATTAAAAACAGATGTTACAATAGGTAGTTTAGGCGTTACCACTACAGACCATAAAGGACATAGCGTCGATGAAATTGCAGAAATGGCAACAAATAAAATAGTTTCTATTAGTGATAAAGCTGACCCGATGATTAAAGCACAGGCTCATGCTTTTAAAGACCGAACCAAAATGGTAGTTGCATACTATATACAAGAAGGTGTAAAAAACCATATTTGTACAGTGTGTAACGAATTAGAAAAACAAGGTCATAAAGACCTAGCAAATATAATAAGGAGAATATAATGGCGATAACACAAGCAATGGCAACGAGTTTTAAAAAAGAACTAATGGAAGCAAAACATAATTTTTTAGCTTCTGGAGGAAATAGTTTTAAACTGGCGTTGTACACAAGTTCAGCTACGATGGGAGCAGCAACAACTGCGTATACTACTACCAATCAAGCAACAGGAACTAATTACACTGCAGGGGGATCAGCTTTAACAAATATTAATCCCACATCTTCAGGAACGACGGCGTTTACTGACTTTGCTGATTTAACCTTTGGTACTGCAACTATTACCGCTAGAGGTTGCATGATCTATAACGATACTGCAGCAGGTGATCCAGCAGTTGCCGTCTTTGATTTTGGCGGGGATAAAACATCTACAGCAGGGAGTTTTACAATAACCTTCCCTACTGCTGATGCATCTAACGCTATTATAAGAATAGCGTAGTTTAGCCTAGTATGGCTAATCTTAACGGTTGGGGTAGAGGCACTTGGGGTCAATTAACCTTTGGTGAACCTATACCTGTTACTTTAACAGGAGTAGCAGGAACTTCAGCTTTAGGTTCAGAAACAGTTACAGGTGATGCAAATATTACCGAAACAGGTTTAGCAGGTACTTCTGCTTTAGGTTCTGTTACAGGTGAAGGTTCTGCAATAGTTGCAGAAACAGGAGTTGCTGCTACAGGAGCAGTAGGAACAGCAACTGCCACAGGAGTTGCTCTTACAGGAGTTACTGGTTTAGCAGGTACTTCTGCGTTAGGTACTGAAACCGCTACAGGTACTGCAGAAGTAGTTATTAGTTCAGGTGTTGCAGGAACTGGTGCTATAGGAAGTGAAACTGTCACAGGTATTGCGAATGTAACTCCTACTGGTTTAGCGGGTACTTCTGCATTAGGCAGTGTATCAACTATTGGTAATAACATAATCGGCATTACAGGACTTAGTGCAACGTCTGCAATAGGTTCTTTACAAACAAAAGCAGACGCTATCGCTTACCCAACAACAGTTGCAGGAACAGGCGAAATAAATTTTGTTCTTATTTGGGGGGAGATAGTTCCAGGAGTAACTACCGACTGGTCGGTTATTTCTGATTCTCAATCACCTAACTGGCAAGAAGTTGCTTAACATTTTAACAAAAAAGATATACAATCAATAAAGCACGGAGATATAAAAGATGGCAAGCACATATGTAAATGATTTACGCCTTAACGAGATGGCTACTGGTGATGCCAGTGGCACATGGGGAACTACAACCAATACAAATTTAGAATTAATAGCAGAAGCCTTTAGTTATGGCACAGAAGCCATTACCACTAACGCTGATACTCATGCAACAGTTATAGCAGACGGAGCAACCGATCCAGGTCGGTCTATGTACCTAAAATATACAGGCACACTAGATTCAGCCTGTACAATTACCATCAGCCCTAATACTGTTTCTAAACTTTGGTTTATAGAAAACGGAACAACTGGCTCTCAAAATATTATTCTTTCTTGTGGCTCTGGTGCAAACATCACCATTTTGCCTGGAGATACTAAAGTTGTTTATTCAGACGGAGCAGGTGCAGGAGCAGCTTTTATAGATGCTTTTGCCAGTCTTTCAGTCGTAGATTTAATTGTTGCTGGAGATATAGACCTAGAAGGTTCTATAGATGTTAATGGAACAGCCAACCTAGACATAGTAGATATTGATGGTGCTGTAAACATGGCAACTACTGCCTTGGTCACAGGCGTTTTAACCACTACCGCTACACAGGTAGCAACAGGTGGAATCACCAGTGGTTCAGATATTCTTTCAGACACAGACAGCACAGACAGTTTAGGTTCTACAGGCGTTAGATGGTTAAAAGGTTGGTTCGACACTTTAACAGCAGGAACACTTACAGTGGGTTCAGGCAGTGTTACCGATAGTTCTGGTGCTATTAGTTTTGGTAATGAAAATCTTACGACCACAGGAATTGTTACCGCAGCAGGAACTTCAGTCTTTACTAATTTAGATATCTCTGGCGATGTAGATGTTGATGGTACGACTAACTTAGATGTTGTAGATATAGATGGAGCTGTTGATATGGCTTCTACTCTTTTAGTAACAGGTATAGCAACAGCCGCCACTTCAGCCAAAATAACTCAAGTAGCAATTACCTCAAGCTCTAACGCAGTAGCTTGGGATGCAGCAGCAGCCGCTAATGCGTACCATGTTACAACCGAGAACACGACTTTCTCAGCACCAAGTAATGCTGTAGAAGGTGCAATCATCTCTGTAGAACTTGCACAAGGTGGTACAGCTCGTACAATAGCTTGGAACACAGTCTTTGAATTTGCAGCTAGTACAGCACCAACTGTTACAGCTACCGCAAGTAAGACTGACATCTTTAGTTTTAGATACAATGGTTCTGTCTGGCAAGAAATTGGCAGAGTACAGAACATGGCACAAACTTAATAATCTATGGAAGTATTACAACGCACAGCTAATCGTGGAAGTATATCTACTGGTGGGTATGATATTGATAACTCTTTGAAAGTTGAATCTGATAACAGAGAATATTTGCGTTGGACAAACTTTTCTACCTATGCTTCTAGTGCAAGAAAGAAAAAATTCAGTATGAGTCTTTGGTGCAAAAGAACAGAACTTGGTTCACAACAAATTATATGGAGTACAGCTAGTAATGGTTATTTATCTTTTGAAGCTGATGATGAAATAAAATGGTATCAAACTTATAGTGGAGTACAGAAACAATTAAACACTAACAGGGTATTTAGAGATACATCGGCTTGGTACAATATAATTATCGCTGTTGATTCAACACAGGCTACAGAAGCAAATAGAATGAGGCTTTATGTGAATGGTGTAGAAGAAACAAGTTTTGTTACTGCAACATATCCTAGTCAAAATGATGAAGCACAAAATATTTACGAACAACATTTAGTTCTAGGTGAGTGGGGTGGTGGTGCTTCAGGGTTCAATGGTTATATAGCTGATTATCTATTTGTAAGTGAAGTACAACTTGTTCCTTCAGATGTAGGTGAGGTTGATGAAGATAGTGGTATTTGGAAGCCAAAAGCATATAGCGGAACAATATCTTCACCAAGCCAATTTTTAGAATTTCAAGATGGTTCTGATTTAGGTACTGCAACATCAGGTTTAGATGCTGACACTATGAATAATATTGCAGCAGCCGACCAAGCTACGGACACGCCTACTAATAATTTTCAAACCTTTCTTTCTGATGGAAGTATATTTAATTCAGGTACAAATAATATAACCTTTTCTGAAGGTGGTACAAAATTTAGCAAAGGAAGTTCAACATCATGGACAACCGCTTATACCAACATAGCTATGACAAATGGAAAGTGGTACATGGAATTTAAGAATTACAGCACAGGTGATAATACATTTTTTGGTCTTACTCCTGTGGCAAGGACAACTT